TTACTAAGTTCCTCAATGCAGATTCTACTCTGTCTGTCAATATAAATTATATTGTAGCGGTAGCTCCTTCTACTGGTGCTCTTATACTTACACTTCCAAGTAACCCTGAGACAGGTGATGTCATCAGATTTACTGAAGTTGCAGGAGCATTAACATACAACAACTCACTTGTGATTCGTGCTCCAATCATCGGTGGTGAACCAGTAGCACTTCAGGGAGATACTTCTGGAACCAAGTTGGGTGGTTTGTCTACACCATATGGATCTGGTGAACTGGTTGTACAAAACAGAAATGCATCCTTTGGACTCATTTTTGTTGGACAAACAGATGGTGATAACTTTATCCCTGCTGTCTATCAAGGTTGGTGGTTAACTGAACTATAATGGCTTTCTATAACAGACTAAAAACTATGAAGTCCGCTCCCGTAGGCACTATCATGCCTTGGAGTGGACAGTCTAGTAGTGGTAATCTTCCTAATAATATACCACATGGGTGGATTGTTTGTGATGGTAGGACTTTTGAAGCTAACGATTTTCCCTTGTTAGCATCTATGATTGGAAATACATACGGTCCTACTGACTCATCAATTGTTGGTAATTTTCCTGATTTTGATGAGGGAGATGTTTTTAGAGTTCCTAATCTAAATGGTAGATCAATGGTTGACATTGAGAAATCATATTTACAGCAAACTAAGTATCAGTTTGGACAACCAGATGCTGAATCTGTAATTGGAGATTTAATTTCTGATGATGGTACAGGTGTTACTCCGCCAACTATCTACAGTGCTGACACGGATCTAAAATTTCAATTAGATCCAATTGATACTATGGCAGGAAAAATTCAAAATATTACAATGAATGATCCTACATGGTCTAAGACATATTATACTATCGGTAGAAAATTAGGTATTGACCATACGCCAGGTCACAAACATGGTGGACAATACACAACAGCACGTACTGATGGTAGATATGTTCAGGTCTTTGAGGCACCAACTCCTGGTATTTCTGGTTCAGAATATGAGTCTGTAAACTTAAATGGTATTCAAAACACTGATACTGCAGATACTTGGCCAAATGGATTTGGTGGAATGACATATTATGATGAAAATACTCTAGTATTGACGGACTCAGCAAAAACTTTTACACAAGATAGAATTCCACAACAAAATCTAAACAGAGCAATTCCTGCTCATGGTGCATATACACAGGGATTTTCTGATACATACAATCAGGCAGCCTCTGGTGCCTATGATCACTCTTTGAGACAGGTTACGGGCGTATTCCCACCACCAACAACTATTTTTGGTAGACCAAACTATTATAATGGAGATGTTAGTAGCACATATCCCACAAACCTTAGTCATATTGGACAAGATTTTACAGATCAAACAGTAGCATCACATAATCATTTCAGTTTTGACCTCTCTATGAATATTGGTGGTCTTAGAATTCCACCAAATATCGCTGTAAATAACGTACAATCTTATACTGTTAACGTTTCTGACATACCTGATGCGTTAAATATTCTTATGGACAATCAAACACCGTCACAAACGGTGATAATGATCATCAGAGCTTACTAAAATGGCAACATTTTTAAACCAAGAAAGAACCAAGATCGGGACAACAACAGGAACGCTCATTGCTTTTCCTCAAGAGTTGGAAGTAAACGATCCTAATGTAGGAAATAGTGCTCAACTTCTTCCTGCTGGTTATTTAAGATGTGATGGTGGAATTTATAATGAGAGTGTATACCCAGCACTAGCACAAATTCTTGGAACTGGTGATGCTTGTGCATTTAAACAAGAGGGACAAGATTTACAAGACACACAATTCCAAGTACCAGATTTAAGATCTAAATTTATCAGAGCTAGTTCTGCATCTGATCAAGGTGTTATTAATGATAATACAGTAACAAATGCTTCTGGGCAAGTTGTTGAAAGATCTGGTGTTGGTGTCAATGTTTCATCAAACGTGGGATCTGTCGCAACTGTTGATATGGTGGGACAATTTAGAGTTCCTCCCAGAACTGTTACTCTTACAGGTAATGTTGGTTTTACTAGACCTAGAAGACCAGATGAAGAAATTGTATCCATAAATGGTTTCTTACCACACATGCACTATACTACAACGTTTAGGTGTAGAACTATTAGGCGTCAAGGTAGTGATGTATTTGAAATCAATTATTTCAACAACGCATCTACAATTGGTGTTGAAAATTGGTATGATGCTACTGACTCTGGCGATCCTGATGCAAGACAACCTGCATGTAAACACTATCAACAATCAGTAGCATGGAATAATAATTCTTACATTCCTTCCAATACCTTTGCATCGTTTGAGTATTATGGTATTTGTAAAGGAAGTTGTGGTGGATTTATTAACAGTTGTTTGATTCCTACTGGCAAACAAATGCAAATTACCGCTACTCCAGAGGGTGAGTGTTGGCAAACATATTCAGTTTTTGGAATTGGATTACTTAGAGTTGAAATGACATGTAAAAGTAGTAATCCACTTATGGGTGCAAACTATGTTTTTGGTGCTACTGGAGTTGGTAATGATGATATTCCTACTTCTGCATCTAGTCCTGGCGGTGTTGTTCAATCATTTGAATTATATGAAACTGGTATAAATCAAACAACTCAAGGATATTCAACTAAAGGTCTTGGAGTTTGGGCGTATAGTGGATATGGTGGTGCAGCTAACACATGGAACAACTTAGGTGACTTTGGTCAAGGTGAGGTTGACATGATTGGTGGTACTGGAACTGGATTTAGAGTTCTATGTCGATTTGAGGCATGGCCAGGTGCTGGTGGTAATCCAACTAATACGAGATATAAAATTATTGCTTTCGTTGATGGTGGAACTGGATATTCTGCTGGCGATGTTCTAACTTTCCCTGATGTTCAAGGAAAAAATATCGGTAGTGCATCTGCAACTGGTAATGGAGGAATTAGTTTGAGAGTATTCTCAACATCTTTTGGATCTGATGCAACCGCTGCTGCAGCATACACACATGAGACATCTTTACATCAAATGTTACCAGTAGATACTCAGGTTGGTAGTAATAATAATGTTGCATATCCTCAAGTTGCAAACATTATTGAGACTACATTACCATTTGATTATGACAGTGATCCCACGTCACACACGCATACTATCAATTACACTACTGGACTCACCAATTACGAAATAAATATACCAGAGACATTTATATCCACTGATGGGATGAATGCTTCTATCTCTATTCAACCAGAAACGGATACAAAAATTGATAACTTAATTGCTCCTTTTATTATGGTAGATTACTTAATTAAGACCTAAAATGTCAAGAAACGTACGTTCCAATTTTCTTACAGATAAAGCAACTTTTGGTAATTCTACGTTACCAATTGGTGCTATCGTGCCTATTTTTAAGGCGACTGACGATAAGGTCACAGATAATGGTGTTGTACTAAATTTAGGATCAGTTGTTGGTGGTGCTGGTGGTGGTAGTGGATATGTAACTGACTTAGGAACAATATCTGGATATCCAACAACTCCAATATCTTTTGCTATCCCAGCAACAGCATTTGAAGAGGGAACAGATAATGTTGTCATCCCTAATCATCCTTTTGTTGAGGGTGATAAACTAACAGTTACTACGACAGATCAAGCTCCAAATCAATGTAAATTGGGAGGATCTATTCAGACTATTGGTATTACTAATGTTGGTAGTAACTACACAGCAGCACCATTAGTACAAGTAACTGATCTTGGTAGCGGTCCTGTCAGTGCTGGTACATTTCAGGCAGTCTTTGATTCTAATACAGGAACTGTAACTGCAGTTAATGTTATTGATGGTGGTGTAGGATATCAATTCCCTCAGGTAACATTGGTTGGTGGAGGTGGTACAAATGCTACTGCACTACCAGTATTAGCAACAGGTGGTGTTGGTGGTGTCGCTCTTGATAAAGGATTTCAATTTTTAGTTGATGTTGTTGATTCAAATACTATTAAATTTTCTAGAAGTAATGGAGATATTGCTGCTGGAAGATATTATAATATTACTAGCGTTGGATCTAACGGAACAGTCAATGTAGCATCAAGCACTGGATTTGGACTGAAGGTTGGTATTGCAGCAAACTTAGATGGTAGTGTAAATTTTGTCACTATCAAAAAACCAGGTTATGGTTATCAAAATGGAGATGTAGTTTATATTTCTCAACCAGGCAGTAGTGGAACAGCAAGAGTTGAAATTGTTACAACATCCTCTGCAACTGCTACTGAACCTGACATGCAGTATGAGGGTTGGTTATATTGTGATGGATCTGAATATGATGCACAAGACTATCCACTGTTATATGAAGTTATTGAAGATAAGTATGGTGGACTTGGTGGAACATATGACCCAGAAGATTTTGGACAAGCATCAGGTATTAAATTTAACGTACCTGATTATAAAGCTAGAAAAATAGTTGGTGCTGGTGGTGGTGTCAGTGGTGGTGGATCTCCTGTATCAGGTAATGTTATCTCTACTGTTGGACAGACTGGTGGTAGATGGTTCTTTTCTAAAACACAACAGGAAGCATTATTTGATATTGGAAATATTGTAATTAGTGGATATTCAAATGTATCTGAATTTGTTGGTGGATCTTTAACTGGTGAGGTAACGCTACAAAT